GTGTGGAGGGGGTATCGACGAAGTGGATGAATGCATATTACGCGGAGTATTGTAAGGATGAGACGGGGACGCCGTTACCGCCGAAGGATTTATTGGAGGCGCACTGGAACGTCTTGGAGTTGCCGGCAGACGGGGAGGGTGATGTTGAAGAGATTAGGGGTAAGGGGATGAGGGGTGAGGAGAGGAAGTTGGCGCCGGTGGAGACGTTGAGTGTGTAGGTGTGTGAGGGGATGACGACGGCTACGGGTCCTAAGATATCGAAGCGTAACGCGAAGTTAATGAAGGCTGCGGCTTCATACGTGTTGGCGTCGAGGTCGTTTGTGGACTTTTTGGATTACGTTTATGTGTTGGACCCGCCGCCGGGGAAGGGGAAGACGAGGTTCGAGAAGTGGCCTCATTTGATGGAGATAGCGGATGCGTTGAGTACGGACCGGCTGATCGTGGTGTTGAAGGCGCGTCAGCTCGGTTTCTCGTGGTTGCTGGCGGCTTACGCTGTTTGGCTGCTTTTGTTCAAGGAGGGCTCGGTGGTGTTGTTGCTCTCCAAGGGGTTGTTGGAGTCCAAGGCGTTATTGCGTAAGTGCAAGTATGTTTACAAGCACTTGCCGGGGCAGTGGTTAAAGGCGGTTGATGCCGACGCGGCGTCTGAGTTCTCGCTGCTGGGGTCGGAGTCCATGATAATCGCGTTGCCTTCCACTGAGGAGGGAGGCCGGTCTGAGACGGCCACGTTTGTGGCTCAGGACGAGGCTGACTTCCACGAGTTCCTGGAGATGAACTTCGCTGCGGTCAAGCCGACTATTGACGCCGGCGGCCAGATGCTGATGGGATCGACGGCCAAAAAGTCGCGTCTAACGTCTTTGTTCAAGGATCTTTTCAAAGGGGCCCCCGGGAACACCTGGCGGGCCCTCTTCATGCCCTGGAACGCTCGTCCGTCGCGGGACAAGGAGTGGTACGAGAGGGTACGTAAAGAGGCGCCGGGGCTGGCCAAGGCGCTGAAGATGGACCCCGAGCTTTACATGGAGCAGGAGTACCCTGCCACGGCCCCGGAGGCGTTGGCTCCGGCCAAGTCGATGGCTGCCTTCAACCTCGACATTCTCAAGGAGATGGAGAAACAGACCCGGTCTGCCAAGAGCACCAAGGGGCCTCATATCAAGGTATATATGCCGTGGAGAATCGGAGGCCGTTACGCGGCTGGGACGGATACGTCGCACGGCGTTGGCGGCGATTACGCTGTGACGACCATGATCGATACTGTAACCGGCGGTGTCGTTGCCGACATCATGTCCAACAAGCTGGGACCGGAGGAGCTGGCCTGGGAATCGCTCAAGCTCATGGCCCTGTACCGCAACCCGATCTGGGCCATCGAGGACAACGAGTGGGGTATCATTACCATCAAGGCGGTGCAGCGGGAGCGATATCCCAGGCTCTATTACAGGACTACCGGGACCAACAAACGCGAGGTGGGCTGGCATACCGACGAACGCAGCCGCTACATGCTCTGGGGGGACTTGATAGAGGCGGTTAACGGCAGGCTGTTTACCGTTTTCAACGCCGACGGCCTGACGCAGTTCTACTCCGTGATACGAGACCCTGACCACGGGGGCCGCATCGGCGCCATGGAGGGCGCTCACGACGACTACCCGACTGCGTTGGGAATTGCCTGGCAGATACGCGGCAACGCTACCGTGTCTCGGCCCCCGGCGGGAGAGCGACCCGATTTGCTGGCCCCCAGGCTGGTGAGGCCGGAGAGGTGGTAAAAGCGCTACCGTAACTCAGGAGACGCCCTAATGGCTGATGACAAGTTCCCTGTCACAGAAAACGAGATAGACGAGGCAGTCGAGTATTACGAGGGCATCTGGAGAACGACACGGTCCAACTGGCGGGACTGGGACACCTTTTATCAGAGGAAATACCCGCTCTGGAAGACGGGTATGCGCCGTGAGACCTATCGGCCCTCTACCCCCACCAACGTAATAGATCACGCCGCCGATACCCAGTTGGCGTTCGAGCCCAGGGTTCACCGAGAGCCCGTGGGGGACACTGACAGGCACAAGCAGGCCGCCGAGAGGGTCGAGACAGCCCTGACGGCCATTATGATCGATGCCGGCCTCATGGAGACCATGCTTCCCTGGAAGCAGGTCGGCCGCCATTTCCTGATGTACGGCTATGCCCCTGTCGAGGCTCCCGTGTTCGACTTCTCCAGCAGGCCAAAAGAGCCGGAGAGGACTGACGACGAGACCGACGAGGCCTTCGAGGACCGTCAGAGCATCTTTAAGGCCAACGAACGCGACTGGAACCCCATTCGGACCCGTGCCACTCATCCCGGCCGGGTATACCTGGACCCCACCGAGAAGCAGCCGACGATTGCCGTCAAGCAGTGCAAGATGAAGGTGCGGGACCTGGAGGCCCTGAGTCACAAGCGGTCTCGGCTGAAGTTCTCCCAGCCCTATGATCCGGGAGACAAAAAGCTCTTTGACATGGAGGATGTCACCCAGTACTGGACTCTGAAGTACCAGGCCTTCAGGGTGACCGGCGGCCCCATGCTCTGGGTGCAGAAAAACGCCTGGGGCTTCGTGCCGTTTTCTCATGCGTTTGCAGGCTTTGGCATGGAGGGCACCGACGGGGACGGCTTCGACCCGGCAAGGCTGGCCATAGGTCTGCTAGCCCCTATCACCGACTCTATAAAGCTCCAGGCGCAGCGTATGGCGGCGCATCAGACGCTACTGATGAGAAAGGCCTACTCGGCCGAGGGAAGCCGCCTCGATTCTGCGGAGGCGGCTCAACAGCTTGCCAGGGGCGAGGACAGCGTTCTTCAGGGGGAACGGGACGACTTTTGGTTCCTCGACACCCCTGACGTGCAGCGCTGGATGCTGGAGGTGGGGCGAGAGGTGGACCGAGATATCGAGTTAGGCTCTTATACTCGTCAGTTGGCTGGTATCAGGGAGCCTGGTATATCGACTGTAGGACAGCAGCAGATACTTTCGAGTGCGGGGCGGCTCAAGTTCCTGGGGCCGTCGATTCAGGTCCAGGACTTAGCCTCGATTACGGCCAGCCGGATCTTGCAACTGGTGGACCGGCTCAAGAGGCCTATCGGGGCTAGAGGAAAACTTCTGAAGCCGTCTGATATTTTCCACAACTACAATGCTCAGGTCACGTTCGAGGTTGCCGATCCCCAGCTCGACCTCCAGCGGCGGCAGATGGGGATGCAGGAGGTTGGGCTCGGTCTCAAGGACAAGGTGACGTACTGGGAAGACGATGCACGAGCCGAGAACGTCTCGGAGCGAGAGAGGCGGCTGCTTCGTCAGGCAGTTCGGGAGCATCCGGGGGTTATCAACGAGCTTGCCCGGGAGCAGGCGCGTGCTATCGGACTGCTGAACGAGTTCGACGCTGCGTTGGGAGTCGAGGAGGAGCAGATGCAGGCAGACGGACGCAGGACGCCGTCGCTTGGCGCGATGACTCGCGAGACTCCGTTGGAGGACGGCCGGGTTTTCGCCAACGGTGGTATGGCGCCTGAGATTGCCGAAAGGCCGCTACCACCGGGGGCAGGAGGGGAGTAGGAAATGCCGAAGAACCTTAGTATGCAGGCTCAAGTCATGATCGAGATACTAGACGAGTACCGCTCCTTGAAAAAAGAGGCCGACAAGCAAACGCCGCTGCGTGACAAGATGCCGCAGCACTTCCCCAATCCTTTCAAACATCTCTACGACAAACTCGGCATCAGTGCCTGAGACCTGGAGTAGCCCATGCCTACACCCATAGCCCAAAGCCAAGCGAGTCTTCTAGATGAGCAGCTACGCCTAAGCCTAGACGAGGCATATAAGGATCTAGCCGAGAAATTGGCTGACCTTTACACACGGCGTCTTGAAGCGCCGCCGACCCGTGGGGAAGAGCTGAGGGCAGAGGCAGAAAGGCGCGCGGGAGTCGGAGAATTGGAGGAACCGGCTGGTCCGTTGGAAGATATAGCTAAAGGGCTCGTCTTCAATGCGAATATGGGCCGTGAGGTCGTTCAAGAGGCAGCGGTAAAGGTCAACGATAGCCTATGGCCTGATGGTGGAGGAATGCATCATGTTCCTCTTATTAGGTTTGTCGCGACGTGGGTCCTAAGTGCCCCGCCAACCAGAGATCAGTTCGCCTCCATGAGTGCTGACGAACGTGCCATTATTCGAGTCCTTGATGAGAGAGGCGGTATAACCGAGACATTAAGAAAGTTTCCTGGTCACCCTCGAAAACGTGACAGGATGCGTGCTTTTGTCACAGCTAATGTTAACGCCGGTTTTCTTACGTTTCGGCAGGCCGAGCCTCTTTGGGACTTCTTCGACGGTAAGAACATAAGAGAGACAGATAAAAGCATTCTAGACGATGCCGCCGAGTGGCTAAATGACTTAGCCCAACCTGTGGAGGGTTATCCCGAAGATAAAACCCGTACACGGTATAACCAGTTTGAAAGGGAAATCGTGATTGGCGCTGTGGGTGCCAATCCCAAGTTCGCGAATCAACTACAAAGCTATATGAGTGCCAATGAAGAAGCGATTCGCGGAGGCGAGACTCATGTTCCGCTTTTCGGCACTACCGCCCTTAAAATAAGGCGCGAAGAGGCTGCTGAAGAAGCCCTGGGTGAGTACAAGCTCGGCAATGAAAATGTGTTCGTAAAGGAGGCATTGCTCAGGGCCAAGATTAACCTGTCCGAGGAGTCCCTCGCAGGTCTACCCAAAGAGCACCGCGAGGCATACAAAGCCGCTTTACGGGACCTAGTCGCCAAAGTTCAAGGTATAACGAAGCAGATCTATGACAATAAAGACCCGAGCTTCAGTCTTGAGGATAAACAGGAGGCTGTCAAGCAGAAGACAGAGGAGCTAATTGGTTGGGAGGTGAGTCTAGGAGCCGATGGGGGTCCACCATCTGCCCAGTTAACTGGTGTGGGGTTTAAGCGGCTTGCCTCAGAGATGTTTGATACTCAGCAACAAAAACGTGATGAGGAAGCCCGACTCGACCCTAAACTCGCAGTAGAAGAATACATAGCCAGCCTCGGTCTTGATCCTGCTGATGTATCTGACCGTGGCAAAAAGACGATGCGGGATGATGTCCGCATTTCTGGACCTTCAGTTCTTGCTGGCTATCCTGCCGAGAAGGTCGAACTGTTCGTTAGGGAAAAGAGCAATGAGGATTTCCTGGCAGAAGGTGACGACGCGATTATGGGG